GCCAAGGCTAGCCACAATGATAGCATTTTTCTGTTGTTCAACAATGCCCCGTATTTCTTCTCTGACTTCAGCATCGACTTCACCTGATACAAAGAAAACCTTACGCCGTTCATGTGCTTTATCCTTGATTAGATCGTAGATAATCTTACCATGCTTTTCCACGTATTGGAAGAGTACCAATGTATTACCTTCTTGGTCGAGCGCTAGATTACGTACCAGTCTGTTACGCTTGACATTACTAACAAGGTAGTCAATCTCATAGTGGTAATCCTTACTATTTATAATGTCCTTACATACCTCAGGAGGATACTTCAACAAAAGAACATTAATCTTCAGTTGTGCCAGAGTATCAGCATCCATTAGCTTTTTAGTTGTGGTTACATTATAGACACGACCGAACAAACCCTCTAGCACAAGCTTATGTGTCTGTGTTCCATCCAATGTACCTGTAGTACCGAAACGAAACTCAGCTTCCCTGGATTTATTCATAATACCAGTGAGAGATCTCGCCTTGAAGTTATGCACCTCATCACCGAACACAGCTCCGAACTGTTCAAACCACGTGCCAGGAAGTTTATAGATCGATTGCCATGTGGAGATAAAGACTCGCTCAGGAACATTGTGCTTAGGCATACCAGAGTAGATGCGATGACACATTTGCGATACATCAAAATCATCATTCTGTGCGTATTCCTCAAAATCGGAATACATTTGTTGTACAAGTGATGTTGTGGGTACTACAATAATTGCACGTTTGTTATCATTCTCCAGGAACCAACGCATCAAGATATAGATGATCAGAGACTTACCTGAGCCCGTAGGTGATAGTAGAATGAGTCGCTTAGACTGGATAGCCTGAGCTATGGCATCAAACTGATAGTCTCGTGGTTCAAAGGGAAGGTTTAGAGATTTGATGAACTTAGCTAGTTCTTTAGGATCAACTGATACACTGCTATCAGGCCTACCATATGTGGTATCATGATCCAGTTCAATTGTATAGTTACGTGGACGAACAAACTCGTCTAGATACTCATACAAACCGCAAGGAAGCTCTTGCTTGTTGATATCGTATAATCGTACCTTACCGTCCCACCTACGTTGCTTAAACGCAGGCATGTACTTATGACCAGGAACCTCAAAGGAAAAGAAATCATTCAGTTCGTTTGCGATTTGTGGTTCTGATACTACAAGAAGTTGGGAATGGTTTTTCTTGCGTACGTGTAAGGTATTGGATTTAAGTTCCATTACTTAAGTTTTTTGCGCATCTTAGAAGGCATTTGAAACAAGGCATTGACATTGTCTGTGACCGGATTTCGAGCAAAGATAGTCCAACAGATAACTTTTTCATTAGGATACTGCTCTGCAATGAATTCTCTGAAACTTGTACCAGTCGTATAGACATCATCTACGATCAATACGGGATCGTTTGGGTTTCCAGTTGAATACTTATCCAACATCTGACCCAATCGCACACCACCACGTGGAATACCTACTGCTTCACGGAATGGTCTATTTTCATATTCCATAATCATTTTAGCAAGACAGCGCCAATCATCAGTATAAAGCGCATCCATCTCGATTTTCCATCCAAGCTTATGTCCTGCATGGGAAATAAATTCTTCGTCATCAAATAAAGCCACGTAACTCATCCTCCAGATTCAAACCTCCGCCAATCAATCATATTCTTAATAGTTGAATGTCGCCATCGTATATTGTTAATGATCTCGTCAAGAGTACTTATAATCGTCTTATAGTATGTAATTTTTTCCTCTGACTGCTGAATATCTGTATCAGCATCATAATAGTGATCCATGTCACCCTTTAATACTTTTAGGCCATTAAATGGATCGAAGTCCCATCCTTTTTCCTGAATGGTCTCGGCATCCATCTTACCGTTATAATACAGCCATTTATCCTTGAGTAGAGTTTTCTGATCTAACTCAGCTCTTTTTAATCTGAGTTTGGTGAGAGCATGGATCTCAAGATACTTTGCATGGAGAGACGGAGTCTTGCGAGATTCCTCATCCAGATTCATTTCATTGATGACAGTATCTTCACGCCACATCTCTAGAATGTGTTCTAAGTCTAGTTTCATATCAAATTCCAGTTTTGTTAGACTGGTCTATTATATCACGTTTTTAAGGGAAAGTTAACTCTTAATTTCAAAGCCTGTAAAAGTAAAGACCCCATTGAAAGTCAGATACTCAACGGTTGAAGCGATGGCAGTTAACTCCAAGCCACTAACAGATACTGGATTGCATCCTTTATAGGTGATAACCTTGTTCTGATTATTATGGCTAGTTAAGATTGAAATTGAAATATCAGCTTGAGATGGATCAGCGTTGTCTGTATTTTTAAAATTAATATTAACCAAACTTTCCATCCAATTATATAGTTCAGTATATGCTTCCATATTCTCATCTAAAATAAAGTTAATATTTAACTGCGAGTAATCTAAGGCATCACCGGGAATGGATACATTACCGATTCTAGAATAAGGAACGTTTGGACTAGTTAGTGATACGTCAGGATGGCTAACAGACTGAGCAAAAAATGTCAGGTTAGGATAGTTCGTCCTATTAATTACTACTTTAAAGCCAGTAGGCTGTAAGTAGTTTTTATTCGTCGTTAAGGTTGCCATTCATACCTCACAAAAAAAGAAAGGGTGGACCTTTCGATCCACCCAGTATTTATAACACTTATTATTGTTATTGTAAGCTTACAGAATGTTGTCCACACGGAAGATTCTGTAGTACTGGTTAGTCTTAGCGTTTGCCAGACCGTTAGCAGGCGAGTTACCAACGAATGGGTTGGAAGCCATGCCATAACGAGTCTTGAAGGCAATCTTTGGCTGGAAGTCGTTCTCACCAACCGCACGAACCATGGTCAATGGTACGTATGGGCAGTAGAAGAGGCCAGCATCGTATGCATTGGTACCCTTATAACCAACAGTAGCGTAGTCAGCAACTGCATATGGGTCAATGTATACACGCATCTTACCGTTCAGTACACCAGCAAAAGTGTTACCAGTGTCATCAACGTTCAGGTTGGTCGACATAGCAGGAGCATAATCGAGCATACCAGCAGCCGCCAGAGCGGAAGCTACGTCAGACGAACAGATCAGGAAGTTACCACGACCGCGACGAGTTTCTTTAGCGATTGTGTTAGCTTCACGATCAAGCTGGAATACCAGACCCTTGAACTTCTCAACCGACCAACGACCGTCAGCATCTACATCCAGGTCAAAGATACCCTTAGTGGAAGTAGCACCAGTTACGTCTTGCGAACCGGTCTTAGCTTGGGAGTTGATGGTACGGATAACTTCACGGTTGATTTCCGCCAGGATTTCAGCCGAGAGAATGTTAGCCAGCTCAGTTTCAGCTTCCAGACCATGGATTGCCTTCAGATCCTGAGCAAGTTCCATGGTGTACTCAGCCTTCAGAGCACGCGTCTTAGCGGTGACGGTTTGCTTCTCAATTGTGAAGCCCATCTCACCGAAACGCTGGTTAGCATCGGAGTTACCGAAGTTTTCACCGTCTGCAGTCGATACGCCCTGACCAATGGTGTGAGTACCGCGGTCAGCATCGTCTACAGTGGAGTCACCGGAGAATGCGGAGTCAGCCCATGGACCCATTGGATCAGTGGTCTGAGCTGAAGAGTCACCAGAGAAACCGGTAGCAGCTTCGTCAAACAGAGCTTCTGTGCCGCTTGTCTGACCAGCTTTAGAACCAGCAGTCTTGTACTTGGACTTCATCGCAAAGATGAGGCCAGTAGGACCAGTCATTGGCTGTACACCACATACGTCGTAAGCCATCAGGTTAGGCATAGCACGACGTACCAGCGAGATCAGTACAGGGTCAAAACCAGAAGTACTAGCGCCACCACCATCGGCAGATACAGTACCAGCTTCGTTTACCATGCCAAAGGAACCGTGTGCGGCTTCTTCACGCATAGCTTTTTCTTGGTTTTCCAGAATAGCAGCAGTTACCTGTCTGCGGTAGGAATCAGAAATAGAACCAGCAGTTTCTTCGTTGAGTACTGGAGCCCACTTCTGTACGAGTTTATCGTAAGAGATTGTAGGAGTCATTTCTTATACACCTTCTTTCTTAATTATTTTACGGTTCTTTTAATCGCAGATACGTAGCGAGCCATCACATCGGAAACCTCAGTTTCTTCAGCTTCGTCACCTACGACTTCTTCTGCAACTGTTACTTT